ATTTTCCATTATTTTAAGAATGTATAATAAACCTATCAAAATTAGGAGGTTTTAATTATGCAATTAATGATTTTAGAAAATTTAAAGAAGGAAAATGTGGATGTTTATTTAGAGTATCTAAATAGTTGCAAGAGCAGTAATTGGGAAACTTGGGAGACTACATACAAAACGTACTGTAACAATTTTAAATTATTTCTAATTTGGTTTCAGAAGGCTTATAAAAATAAGTTACTTCTAAGTAAAGAAACCTTACTAGAAATGCCAACTATAATGGAAAATTACAGGAATTACTGTAGAAGTTTAGGGAATAGCAAAAGAACTTTGATGAACAAAACTACGGCAATATCTACTTTTTATGCTTGGTGTGTTCGTAGAAATAAGATTAAATACCATCCTTTCGATAGCAAATTAGATAGACTTAGATTTACAGAAAAAGATAAGGTTAGAAGTTCTTATTTTCTTACTACAGAACAAATATTGACAGTTCGCTTATATATGCAAGTAGAATCTAAGAAATATGATTTGCAAGACAGAATATTATGGGAATTGTTCTTAGATAGTGCTTGTCGGATTAGTGCTATTCAGAATTTAAAAATGGAACAACTGGACTTAGAAAATGGCTATTTTAGAGATGTTAAAGAGAAAGAGGGCTATATAGTTAATGCTTTCTTTTTCCAAAAATGCAAGGAACTTATAAAAGAATGGATACTCTATAGAGCAGAAAATGGAATAGATATAGATTGGTTTTTTGTTACTAAGTATGGAAAAGAACATAAGCAAATGACACAAGGAGCAATTAGAAACAGGATTAGAAAGTTAGGGAAAATTATAGGTATTGAGGATCTATATCCTCATACATTAAGGAAAACAGCTATAAATTTAATCAATAATTTGGCTGGATTAGGTTTAGCAAGTAGCTATGCTAATCATTCTAGCAGTGGAGTTACAAGTAAGCATTACATTGCAAAAGCTAATCCAACAGAGATAAGAAATAGCATTATAAATGCAAGAAAAAAGTTAGGTATTTTTTAGTTAAATATTATAGAGATTTTCAAATTTATAAAGAATTTATAGTTTTATTTTGTAGCTTTGAGCATGTTTTTATACTTTTTCTTAAATATAATTTTTAAGAATTTTATATATAAGGCACTCAAATCTGTAATTTTAAATATAAAAAACTAAATAAATTTGAAAATCTACTCACATTTGAAAGGAGAGATGCTATGTTTTATATTTACTCAAAAGAGAAAAAATCAAGACTCGCATTCACTGTTAATTTAACAGCAGATGAAGTTATGGAATTTATGGATGGGAATTTATTCCTGGATTACCCAGAACTTACCCCATCAGATCATATTGTAATTGAGAGAAATGAGCCTTTTAAATACCCTACATATGATGAAGCTACAAATACTATAAGAGAGATGACTAGAGATGAACTTATAGAAGAAGATATCGAAGTTCAGCTAGCTCCAGGAGAGTATGTAGAGGATAAGAAATTAAAGGCAGTACCACAGCCAAGCTCTTATCATACGTGGAATACCGTAACACACACTTGGGATATAGATATGGAAGATGTTAAAAGAATTTTCAGGCACAAGTTTAGAGAAATACTGCTAGATAAGATGTTTGGAAGCTATGAACATAAGGGTAAAGTGTTCCAGATGCAAGAGTACGATGAAATTAACTTCATTAGAGTTAAAATGGCGTTAGATATGGCTGGAGAAATAGAAGATTATGAAGTAATTAAAGAAGCTTTAGATACTTTAGGAATTCCCGTAGATGCAGAGCTAGAAGAAAAAATCAAAATGGCTATGAGAGCTGGGAAATTAAAGCTGTTTTTAAAATCTCTACCAACTCAATGGAGATTAAAAGACAACTCTATTGCATCTATTTCACTTGGAGAATTAAATCTAATTTACTTCTCTTGGATATTAAGAGTTATTGCTGCTCAAAACAAATACACAGCTATAACTAAGAAAATAAGGGAGGTTTCAACAGTTGAAGAACTAGAAGCTATTAAATGGGATTAAATAAATTAAAGGTAGTTTTATATGGCTACCTTTTTTTAATTGGGTTAAACAGGCTTTCACAAGGTCATTTTTAGGAGGTGATTTTAAATGTATACATTATCAGAAACAAGTTTAAAAATGCTGAAAGGAGTGCATCCAAACCTGGTAAATTTTATGACAGAGCTTATAAAAATAAGTCCTTGGAACTTTAAGATTACAGCAGGGGTTAGAACAGCAGCAGAGCAAAATTTAGAATATCAAAAAGGCAGAACCGCTCCAGGATTTAAAGTAACCAATGTAGATGGGCATAAACTAAAATCTAATCATCAGATTAAATTTGATGGGCTAGGATATGCTGCGGACATTGGTGTTTTAGTAAAAGAAAAAGTAAAAGTATCTGTTATGGAAAATGGAAAAAAAGTAGAAAAGATTATAGAAAAGGACGTTTACAAAGGAACTTGGAAAGATTTCCATTACTATCAAGACATCTATAATACAGCTAAAAATGCGGGATTATTAGAAAAGTATGGGATTGAATGGGGAGGTAATTGTTGGAGAACTTTTAAAGACGCTCCACACTGGCAAATAAAAGGGGCAGACAGAGTTGCGTATAAATAATATTAGGAGGCTAAAAAATGGAAAGTTTTTTAGAAAGAATAATAAAAGAAAAAGATGACTTACAAGAGAAAATAATTAAGCTGGATAAATTCTTTACTACAGATACTTTTGAAAATCTGTCTCCAGTAGAGAAAATGCACTTAAAAGACCAAATGCGGTATATGAGTGCATACCTTAGTACTTTAAGACAAAGAATTAATTTCTATGAAAGCAAGGAGGGAAAATATGGAAATGTCTAGATTAAATACTATGCCGATTGATGATAAATATTGGGAAGTTTTAGAAGATTATACTTACAGAACATCTAAGGGACTTGTGACTGTCCCAAAGGGTTTCAGAACGGATTATGCATCAGTTCCAAGAATTTTTAGAAATATAATTAACAGTTCTGGAAAACATGGGAGAGCTGCTGTAGTCCATGACTGGCTATATTCTAGTAAATGTACTTTAGATGTAACTAGAGAAGAGGCAGATCAAGTTTTTTTAGAAATTATGACAGAATGGGGAGTGGGTGTAATTAAAAGAAATTTAATGTATAGAATGGTTAGACTTTTTGGAGCTAGCCATTTTAGAAGAGGTGAGTAGATGGAAGATTTTTTTATAAGTGCTAAAAATGGAATTGCTATGGTTTGGACTGGTTGGATATCTGTTCTTGTTTGGGCTTTAGGGGGCTTTGACTTATCCGTAAGAGTCTTAGTATTTCTTATGCTAGTGGATTATGTAACTGGAATTTGGGCTGGATACATAACTAAAACAGTTAATAGTGCTAGAGCCTATAAAGGTATAAGTAAGAAAGTCTTTATACTTATAATAGTTTCATGTTCCTCAGTTATAGAGCAGCTTGTGCCTAACGTTGGAATCCGTAATTTGGTTATAGTTTTTTATGTGGCTACAGAGTTTTTATCTGTTATAGAAAATGCAAGTAAGCTAGGATTGCCTATTCCTGAAAAATTAAAAATTGCATTAGAGCAATGTAAGGGAGATAAATGTAATTCTAAAGACGCGGATCCAAAAAATATTAAGCCAGAAAAATTAAAAGAGAAAGATTTTGATGAAGAAATTAAATAAAATAATGGGGGTAGATTTTATACTACCCCGTCTTTTTTTGTTGCTTTAAATATAGAATTTATCGATAATTAAAAAAAAATAAAAAAATTTATAAAAAAGTGTTGACATCTGTAATTACATATGATATTATATACACATAGAAAGAAAGATAAATAAAACTAAAAAAAATTTAAGGAGGAATCAAAATGGCAACAAGAGTATTTAAAAGAGATGGAAAGGTTTTTACAGAAACAAAATACAATAAAGAATTCGTAGAATTTGCAAGAAGTAAAAAAGCTAAATGGGATGGAAAATATTGGGCCTTCAGCGAAGAGTTTGAAGAAGAAGTAATGGCTAAGGTAGAAGAAATTTATGGAGAAACTAAAAAAGCTAAATACGATGCAGATGTAGCATTTCAAACTTTAATAGACGATAAGGCTACTTGGGGAGAAATTCCAAAGGATTTACAAGAAAAAATGCTAAAAGGAAATGGAAAAAATAAATTCATAGAAAGAAATGGAAAATTATGGTATAAATGGTCAGCACTAGCATTTGAAAGTGGTTATTCAATAAAAGAAGATGGAACAGTTGAAATAGATGATAATGCAGTTTTTGTAGAATTTAAAAAATAAAAATATAGAGCTGGATGAAACACTCCAGCTCCACAAATTAAAAATTAGGAGGATAAAATGGAAAGATTAGAGTATGAAATTACAAGAGATTTTATAGTAGATTTGGGAAATTTTTTAGAAGATAAGAATCCAAAAAATTTCAACTGGGAATTTATTAGAGATAAATATTATTTATTTAAGGGAGAAAACTTTTCTAATATAA